GGCCAAGGCCGTAGGAATTGGGAGCGGGCATACCGGCCGAATAATCGTCGGGTGCGTTCGGGTCGAGCAGCGCCAAGTAATTCACCAGCCCGGCGGGCTCCGCATACGCGTAGCGCCAAGTGCCGTTGGGATCGCTTGATGTGATTGTCGGGTTTGATACTTGCGCCAATGCAATGCGCCGGGTTGCAAAACCCCAAGCGTGCATTTCGAGAACCGCATCCCGAGCTACCGGATAAAAGCGGGAGCAATGGGAAGATTGAGCGCTGCCATCGGGAGGGCTAATGCTTTGGACGATAGCCGCGTCACCCAAAAAGGATAGCGCTAGGTTGCAAATATCAACGTCGGAACTCATCGCCAAAATCTCCTAGAAAAAACGGGGGCACTAGGTACCCCCGTTTGCACAACAATGCGTACCGCGTTAAACCAAAGGTGCGACCGCTTCGACGGGGGGCAAATCCACTATGCCGGTAGCGGCTGCATGTTGACGCTCCAAGGAGAGAGCATCGATGCCTTCCGCTGCTACGGTTGCTTCTGCAGCCTCCTCGTCGATCGCTTCCAGGTTGTCGCCGGGGATGCCGTCGTACTCGACGATTGCGCCCTCTTCGACAATCCCGTTACCGATGAATGATTTGGTTTTTACACGATACTTAGCCATTGTTTAACTCCTGATAAAAAGTTGAAAAATCCGATTACAGAACTGCGAAACCGGACGCGTACATCTTCTGACCGTCTTGAACTTCAAGACCAACATCGCCGTAAACGGTGATCGCCGTCACCGCACCAACGCTCACGTAGCGTAGGCCGAGATAGCGCTGGCCCTTGCTTGCTAAACGTGGATTGACCAGGCAAGCAAAGCGCGCGCCCGCGGTCAAGGATGCGACGGGGATCGCACCGGTGGTACCGAGTACGGCCACGTTGCCGGTTAAGTTGGCGGCATCGGCAGCGATCACTTGCATCTCTGTCGATGTGCCACCGGAGGCGGCTACGGTAACTTCAAAACGACCGAAGAGGTTTTGACCTTCGCCAATGTCGCGTGCAACGCCCAGGTCAAGGGTGTTGGCGGATAAAACCGAAGCATCGGTGGCGTGTACGTCCTGGCCGGTAATGGTGTTACCGAGGATTGAGCCCGAAAGGGCTAAGAGTGCGTCAACAATCATTATGTTTCTCCTAAAGAGTTAAGGGGTTTGATCTTGATTAAGAGATCGTGGCTTCGGTGTTCAACAACTGATCGCACCGGCGCAATGGAACACCCTCAAAATTGAGCCAGCTTGCGGCTGTACCAAATTGATTGAGGCCCTTTTCAACGGACAAGGCGTAGTTGCTCTTGTTCAAGGCTTGCAAGCGGAGAATCGAGTAAACGGTACGATTCATGTAGAACGCTGCGCGGCCCATTCCGAAGTTTGGAATACGATCAAGTGCGCGGCTCATCAACGCGATCAAATCGGCGGCCGATGTATTGGCAACCAGGTTAGCGGTGTTGATGTTGCAGATACGCACAACGTAACGCCAATCCTTGACTACAAGGCCGTTATCCCATGAGTAATGGGTTTGATAGGCTTCGTATGGGTTGTTGTTGCCGTCGTACACGGTCAATACGCCGTTATCTTCATGGGCTAGGCCGGCTTTGGTCCCTTTTGGGAATGTGCAAAACGCGGTATTTTCACCCCATACAACCAACCAAATCGATGTGTTGTTGGTGGATGCGCCGCCGCCGTTGATGATGTTTTGGGCGTTACCGGCACCGGAGATCGCGCTAAACCGTGGGGCAAAGCCCAGGTATTGACGCGGATCGTTGGCGGGGTTGCCGTAGAACATCGTCGAGGCTTGGGTTTGGTTCATGGCCTCAAGGAACGCGCTATCTTCGCTTAGGCGAAACTGAGCGGTGTTCCCGTTCAATTCGGCAAGCTTGCGGTCCACGCGGCAATACGCCTCGAGCATGCCGACGGATTCATCGACTTGTGCGGTTGCGGATTTGCTTGATGGCACGCCTTGGTTGATCGAGCGCCAATAAACTTGAGGCAAGCCCGTGCGGATTGTGACGCGGTGGCCGGTAGGCAAATTGCCCTCGACAAACACGGCATCTTCGAGGATCTCGTTGGATTGCGAAAGCAACTCGGCAACGGTTGGTACTTTACCGTCCGGGTCTAAGCGCTTGGCCCAATCCGCGAGTGTTAAAGCATTGGTAGCTAGGGTAGTCATGGTTTAATTCCTTATGCAGTTTTTTGATTTGGGTAGAGGGCGTTTGCTGCGTTCTTTTCCCCTTTAGTGGGTTGAAGGCCGCCGGGTACAAACTTGTCCTCGCTAATGGTTTTCCCAACCTTGAGAAACGCCCTAATAATTTCGGGGTGGTTTCCTAAGCCGGAGGTATCTAAGAGCTTGCGCAACTCCGGTGAACCATAGGCATCTAAGGCCTTGTTGGCTACCGCAAGGTTTTCGTTAAGCTTGTCACCGCCAAATTCCTTATCGGCCTTGGCCTGGGCGAGTAGCCCGTCCTTGAAGGCGTTAAAGGCTGCCGTGTTTGCGGCGACGGTGCGTTCGGCGATTTTGGGCGCCAACTTATCGATTACCTTTTGCGCGTCAACTTGAGACAAGCCCAATTCCTTGGCAACTGCGGAGTATTCGGCAATGACGGCATCATCAAACGCGGTGCCTTCGGGTGCCTTGAACTCGTACTTTTCCGGTGCGCCTTGCGGAGCTGCCGGAGTGCCATTAGGATCGGCCGCGGCGGGTGCTGGTGCTGCGGGTTGTCCGTCGGTTGACTGCTGAGAATCGACTACGGGAGTAGCACTTGCATCAACGACGGCCGGAGCGGCCGGTGCTGCTGCGGGTGCCGCTGCCGCGGCCGGTTGCGCATCGCCGCTAGCTGGTGTATTCGCGGGGGTTGCTGCAATAGTTTCACTCATCTTTACTTTCCTTGAGCATCAAAGTTTGTAACTCGGGGCAATGGGTTTGAATCTTGGCCAGCAAAGCCAGGCCTTCATTCCGCACGCCTTCGTTAAATGCCATTTGCAACGCGTTCGTGTGAAACGACAATCTCCACACTCCGGCTCTTTCCAAAATTCCGTAAATAAATCTGCGTGCCCTTTTCTGACTCATCAACCACTTGAGGGTTTCCGCTTCGGTATGCTCGCGCTGCTTCGCGCGATCTCCGCGTTTTTCCGCGGATTCCTCTTGCTGCCTCAAGCTGTCGAATGGGTCGGGTTGCATGTAAGCGAATCTACAAGCGAATGGTTAGGGTATGTAAACTCACTCGCCGTAGAGCGCGTTTGCGGTCCCGGCAGAGGTTTGGCTTTCTTGCGCACCACCCACGTTCATCGCGGTAATCTGCAATGAGACGGACGATTCGGTTTCACCCTCCTGGTCCGAGCGTTGCGATGTGCTGGTCACTTCGCATAGGGCGACAATCTGCACCTTCGTGCCGACTTTCGGCAAGGTCGTCATGCCCAGCTTTGCCAAAGACCCATCGTCCAGGCGAATCTCCAACCCGTAGGGGTAGAGGGGCTTGTCGGCTGCCACTTCTGTGGAGCTTTGCTCCTTCGCCTCTTCGGCGTCCATTTTCATATCGACTAGGGCCATGTTGAATTTTCCTTTTTAGTAACAGGCAAAAATGCCGGTGGAGGTGGTGCCGGTTGCGCGGATCCGCTTGGCGCGAATGTAGAGAACTGCGCCGAACCAGCTTGAATTGACGGGGATCGTGACGGTGGTACCGGCTGCGGTATCGAACGTGACGTTTCCGGCCGTGGTGAATAGCAATCCGCGGCATGGGCCGTTGGGCAAATCAACCGTATCGCTGGTGGTAACGGCCTTTAAATCGTTGATCGGCGATAGGTCGTTGGTGGTGTCCATAATCGGGTACATGAAATTGCTCCTTTACGCGTTGTTGGTGTAACCCGAAAACATGCCAATCGCGTCGTCGAGCGCGGTGCTGCCGCCGCCTTGCGTTGGAGTGTTGCCGAGTTTGTTGGCTGCGTTCGCTTGTTGCTCGATCGCTTGTTGTTGTGCGGCTTGTTGCTGCGCCTGGGCGCGTTGTTGCCGAATGATGGCGACTTGCTCATCGGGCACGATCAACTCGGGATCGACGCCGAGCATATCGCTGTAACTATCGGCCCAATAATCGGAATTGAGTTTATCGAGCACGTCCGGCTTGAATTGCGCTACTTGGCCCAATGCGCCGACAAAGCGATCGACGCCGTTGGTTGCGATCGCGCGTTGCGCCTGGGCGAGCATCGATACCAATTCGACATTCAGCGCTTGGCCTTGCAATTCGGGAGGAGGCGGCGGGACGATGCCGGCGAGCATCATGCGCTCGAATGTGATATCGATGAGCGGGTTTAATAACTCGTTGTGCAAGCGCTCGAGCACGGGCCCGATCATGAGCATCTTCTCTTCATGCAGCTCGGCTACTTCGGTCGCGGTTTTGCGCGTATCGGCCGAATCGTTTTGCATCATCAAAAACATATCGGCATAGAACGAGCCGCGGATCCGGCTGCGCACGTCCTGTATATCCGCGCCCAAATGGTTGAGATCCAAGGCCACGGCGAACATGCTCTCGATCTTGTCGCCGCCGCCCGCGCTATCGCGAAAGGTAATACCGCCTGGCAAGCGATCCACGTCGCGATTCTTTAGCGAGGTGGGCACTTGCAATGGCGGGTTGGTCATGTAGTCGATGCCTTGCGATTTGCGGAGTTGCTCTTGTTGCAATTGCTTAATGTCGCCAAGCGCTTCCATACCGGGGCTATTGCCGTAAATGTCGCCACCCGCAACGTCCCAGCGCGGGGCCAATACTTGAAACGATTTAAAGCCCGATTCGCGTAGGCTTTTGTCCTGGTCCCCGCCGATCTCGTAGTAGACGGACTTCCAAGCCATGTTGGCCGCATCCAATTTGGACGGGTCGCGATCGGCTCTCGGCTCGATGGCGTGCACGATCGTGACCCACTGGTCGAGCGACCCGCGATCGAACATGCCGGCCACTACGCTGCTGCAATTCTCTTTCCCAAATTCCTTAACCACCTCGCCCACGGTCTTTTGAAATTCGCGGTACAGGGTGCAAACGGTACCCTTCCAATCGGTCGCGATGCAATACTCGCCCGCGGTCAATGGGAAATGGTGAATGACATTCTCGAAATCCTCGGCGACGATCGACGCCGCGGTACCGAACGCGCCCAGCTCCTTGTACATCGAATGGAGCGAGCGGTAGGTATTGCTCTTTTGGAATATATCGAGCATGATGCGCGTCGCGTGTGCGAGCCATTCCTTCACCGGTCCATACTTGGCGAGATCGTTATCGGCAATACCCAATCGGAACCAGGGGCGTGCGGGGGAAGTCAAACCACCCATGAGCCCCGCAGCCAAGATGCCCAGCGCTTGCGTGGCCGTGTTGTCGTAAATGTTGTTGTGCCGTTTCCAACCCTTGTTGTGGTCCTGGACAAAGTACCGGCCATTGCGCGGCAGCAAGTAGACCGTAATGTCTTGCCAATGCGAGAACCAACTCGCCCGCTCCGTCTTGAGTTGCCCCCAACGGCTAAGGATGAGTTGCTTTTGCGATTGTTCGGCCATTAGGCACCTAGTAGAGTTTTCTTGTTGAGCGTGAGCGTGCTCGGGTCAACACCGCCCGCACCGGATAGCAAAGTTTGAGCAACGCCCTTTTGGCCGCCGCCCTGGCCAACGCCGGTAAGCGAATTGAGAATGGCCGTCGGGTCCACCGCGGCTTGCGATTGCGTCAAGCTTGGGGGTGGTGTAACGGGCGTCGGGGTGGTAGGACTTGCGGGCTTTTGCATCGACCCGATCAAAGAGCTTGCGAGCAACCCGGTCATGAGTGCTTGCGACCCGGTAATGCCATCGAATATGCTTTTGCCGGCTCCGGTACCCGCTGCCTCGCCCGCGCTAATGCCGCTGCCCGAATCGGCAATGGGCACTCCGTTGGCGTCGGTTGCGATGTTGCCGGTTGCAGCCGATTTGGCCGCTGCACCTTGCTCGCCCGCGTTGACCGTCATATCGGAATTGAGGGATTGGATCGCGTCAACGCCCCCGCTCGTATCGACTGCGGCCTCTTCGCCGAGCACTTGCGGTACTGCGCTCTCACCCCAATTGGAGGCCATCGATGCGCCCCCAAGCGAGGCCGCGGCGTCGGACGCCGCTACATCGATACTGCCTTCGGCAATTGGCCCGGCGAACATGGAGCCCGCGGTGCCGACCTCCATCGTGCCGGCTCCGGCCGCTGCGCCTTCGGCTGCAAGGCTAAATCCATCCGTCGCTACTGCGGCCGCTATGGTTGCCGCGATGCCAAGTGCGGGAGCGATCCAACCACCGCCGCCTCCACCTCCGCAACCACCGCCGCCTCCACCACCGCATTGCGCGTGGCCAAGGGGTTAGAGTTTGCGTTTATATCCGAGTAGGTTCATTGCAAGGGCCTATGAATTTCTTTCTTAGCGGAATAGCCAATGGGCTGATAGCCGAGACGCTCGAACATGCTTTTGGTTTTTTCGATGTTGATGCCGGTAGATTGGCCAAGGTAAATTTCTTTTGCGCCGACCAGGCGAGCCCAGGTTTCAAACTCCTTGGCCAAGCGCACAAAGTAGCTGCCGCCCCGGTAGTCGGGGTGCTCAAACATCGCGAGATCGGTTGCGATGAGATCGTTTCCGAAGAATTGCGGGCACGCCATCCCCAGGAAGAAAGCCACGTATTCGCCCTCGTCGTTTTGGGCTAGCACGCAAAAAATGTTGGGTTGCTCGAATAGGCGTAAAAGCTTTTGCTCGTCCCAATCGCAATTCACGAAGGCCCCCTCCATCTTCATCAGATGCCCGAGGCGTAGCATTTGTGCGCCTAAATCGGTACGGTAGCGAACGAGTTGCATGCGCAAATCCCTAGAGGTTGTTTAGCGGATCGTATTCGCGCTTGTAAGAGGTATGTAAACCGCCCGAAAGTTGGGCCAAGGGGTCGTAGTTCATGGCGCTGCGTGCGCCCTGGCCGAATATCGCCTTCAAATCGCGATTCTTTGGTGTATCGATGAGCGCGAGAATGTAGGCGCTGGCCCAATCGGGGGATCGCCCAATGCGCTTGACAATGTCCTCGCGCGATTCGACGTAGACGGTCGAGCCCGATAGCGACCAGGTGGGCGCGCATAGATCGGCAAGGAGCCGGGGATCGGGCGGTAGGCAAATGCCGGTGTTGTTTACGGGATCGAGGGCCTCGCGCATCATCCACCACAATTGCGAGCGCAAATTCTTAAAGCGCAAGCGCCCGGATTTGTCCGTGCTGGTCGGCCTTTCCGACACGTTGACGCCGGTGACTTGTTGCCCGGCTTCGACCAGGAAGTCGTAGGGGCTCGCGCCGATGCCGATCACGTCGATGTGGATCGGCGCACCGTCGCGCATGGCGGCCATCGTCAATCCGGCAACGGCCGGGCCATCCTTGCTGTCCTTACCCGAATAGGTTTTCGCCTCGTCAAACCACATTGGCGCATGACGCCTGGCAATGACCGTGTTGTCGTCGCCACCGCGCGCAACGTCCACGCCGATTGAGACCATTTCCGTTAAGCGGTCGGGCTTGGACCAGCGCCTTTGCGCGATCTCGACCCAATCGGTTGGAATGACCTGGAATGCGTCGTCGGATATGCCCGCTTGAAAGTCGCCGTTGAGCATTTGCGAGCGAAGGGGCTCGGGTAGGGCTTGGAGGGTTGACATATATCCGGTGCCTGTCAGGTAGGGGTTATCGGTTACGCGCGAGGGAATGAACGTGCGCGACATGGGCTTAATGATCTCTTCGGGCTTGTAATGCTCGGGGTTGAATTCGTAAAGCGGTTTGCCGTTGGCGATCACGAAAAGCCGGCCATCGTCAACCTCCATGTCCTTGCCGGCCACGGTAGCGAACCAGCGCAGCTCGCCCGGCTTGGCTGGGCGCGGGTGCTTCTTATCCAACCAGGGCGCGAAAAACGCAATGATCCATCGGCCCTCCGCATTGGTCGGCGGGTTGAAGGTAAGCAGCGCTTGGCACTTTTGTCCGGGCGTAGTGGTGCGCAACCAGCCCAGGAGAAAGCG